TATTAGCACTATCAATAGTTTTATTTGTAAGTGTTTCTGTTCCTGCTAATGAAGCAAAAGAACCATCTGATAAAGCAGAATTAAATTCTGCTAACGTGCCTGTTAATGTATTGTTTGTTAAACTGATTGACTTATTAGTTAAAGTGTCTGTAGTATCTTTTAATACTATTGTGCCTGTGGCGTCAGGTATGGTAACTGTTCTATCTGCTGTTGGATCAGCGACAGATAAAGTTAATTCATATTCATCAGCTGTAGCACCTTCAAAAACAATGTTGTTATCAAGTGTTAATGTTGTAAATGCACCAGGTTGACCACCACCAGATACGTCTGATAAGAAAGCAACTGTACCACTAGCATTTTGAAAAGTAATTGTTCTATCAGCAGTTGGGTCTGTAACTTCTAAAGTTGTTTCATAATCATTAACTGTAGAACCTTCAAATATAATTGTATTTGAAATAATAGGGTCAGTTAAAGTTTTGTTTGTTAAAGTTTGTGTAGTGCCAGAAAATAAAGTATCTAATTGTGATAATGTAACTCTACCTTCAGTTCCACCATCTGATAATAAAATTTGATCACTAGCCGCAAGTGTTGAACTTGTTAGATCAGTAGCATTATCAATATTTACAATAGCCTCAACGTTACCAAATTCTAAAGCTGTACCAGCAGAGTTGACTTTTATAACCTGACCTGTAGTACCAATAGATAAAGAGGCACCAAGACCTCCGTGCGATAGATCAATAAATTCACCTGATTGATATTCGGCAAGACCTGATACTTCAGATCCATTAAACGTTGCTCGTATTGGAGTTTTAGCACTCATTTACTTTATATTCCTTCCATTGTTGGCATATGGCCTGGTCTAATTGTTTGTATTGATGTTCCATTTGCAGTTGTGAATGGTAAATAATATGATTGTACAACAACGTGATCTAAAAATCCATTAACTGTAGTCATATCTTTATTATTTACAAGAGCAAGAGTAGCTTCAGTTCCATCTGTTTTTGTAAATGGCACTCTTTTACCAACATTATGTTGAAAATCATTTTTCCATTCACTACCATTATAATTTAAAATTTGACTAGGTAGTTGAGTTGTGAAATTTGTATCTGTTAAATCAACTAATGCACCATTACCAGCAGCAGCCGCACCACCTATTTCTTTTATAACACCAGCGTCATTGATATAAAACTTTTGACTTGAAGTATCAATCGCAACCTCTCCACTTACAAGATCACTTGTAGTTGGAGTGTCCGTACCTCTTTTTAGTTTAATAACTGTCGCCATTAATATATTTCCTATTCAATGACGATTAGTAAGTTCCGCCGTCTAAATCGCCGTACGTAATATTACTACCGTCTGATTGTAAAATTTTACCACTTGCACCAAGTGTTAACTTATCAAGTGTGTTTGAACCACTAGCGAATAAAATATCACCAGTAGTGTATGAACTTTGTCCTGTACCACCATATACTTCGCCAATAACATCACCATTCCAAGTACCTTGACTAATAGTTCCTAATGTTGTGATTGATGTTTGACCAGCATAAGTTGATTTAATTTGTAATGCGTCAGATGATATTTCAATCGTACTGTCGTCAACAGCAACATCTATTTGATTACCAGTTTTTGTTAAACCGTCACCAGCACTTATTTGACCAGCGCCAGAGAATTGAGAAAATGTAATACTTGTACTACCAAATGTTGGTACGCCGTTATGTGTAGCAACATAGCCGTTATCAGCATTTGTAGAACCTTGTTCAGCAAAGAAGAAAGTACCACCAGTTAATTCTGAAGCTGTATCAGCATCTGGACTTCTTGTTAATACATACGCAGTTGAACCATCACCAACAGTTGTTACAGTATAGATACCGTTTTGAGTAGCTGTTGATTGATCTTTAACTAAAACTCTATCACCTGAAGTTAAAGAAACGCTGTCAATTGATATTGCACCATTTGAACCAGCGGTTAATGTTCCTGCGCCATTATCATAAGTAGCAGATAAATTGGCAGTTGTAGCAACTTTAACACTATCTTTTACATCTAAACCATTTGCAACACTATCAACATATGCTTTTGTAGCAGCGTCTTGGTCTGAACTTGGATCACTAACGTTTGTAATTTTACTGTTATTAACATCTACTGAACCAGAACCTTTTGGATTTAATACTAGATCAATGTTAGTGTCATCGCCTGTTGTAGCAATTTCTACTCCATCACCAGTAGCAGCGTTAGTAACTTGTAATTCATTAACAGCACTTGCAGTTGTTCTTAATAGAATTAACTCGTTACCATTTGCGTCAGCAAGATAACCAGCGTCAGCAAATTTAGGTGTTGTAAGTGTTTTATTTGATAATGTTTCTGTTCCTGCTAATGTAGCAAAAGAACCATCAGACAATGCACTATTAAATTCTGATAAAGTACCAGTTAAAGTACCTTCAGATAAATCTAATGTTAAAGTGTTGTTTGCACTATCAATTACTTTGTTTTGTAAAGTTTGATTTCCTGTTAACGTAGCAACAGTACTGTCTATATCTATTGTTAATTCTTTAGTTAAGTTATCAGTTGTTGTATTAATACCAGTTCCACCAACAAATGATAATGACTCACTATCTAAATCAATTGAAGCAGTACCTGTATCAGCACTTATATCTAAGTCTTGTGCTGTAACTTGATTATCAACATAAGTTATAATTGCTTTAGCAGAAGCAAGAGTGCTGTCATCTGTAGTTAAAGATACGGATAAATCAGTTTCAACAACACTAGAAGCAAAATCAGCAACTTCAATGTTTGAAATTGAGTTACCAGTTCCATTTGCGTCAAATGTTTTATTTGTTAAAGTATGTGTTGATGAAGCTGTTAGTACGTCAGCGTGTGTGCTGATTGTAACTGTATCACCAGAAACTGAAGTATCAATATTTGTACCACCAGTAAATGTTAATGTGTCTGAACCTAATGCAACACCATCGTCTGTACCACTATCAGCAGCAATATCTAATGTTGTTGATATTGTAGCCGTACCAGCCGCTGTTAAACGACCTTGTTGATCAACAGTAAATGTTGGAATTGCAGTTGAAGAACCATATGCACCTGGAGTTACAGCAGTGTTATCTAAATCAAAAGTAACTGTGTTATCAGAAATAGTTGATGTTAAACCTGTACCACCAGTAAATGTTAAAGTTTCACCAGTAGTAAATGTATCGGTAGTTGAGCCATCAGATAAAGTAAATGAACCAGATGGAACAGCAGCAAAACTTAAATTACCAGAACCGTCAACTGTTAAGAATTGACCATTTGAGTAAGTACCTGGAAGAGTATAAGTAACGTCTGCAGCTAAAGAATTGGGAGATTTAAGAGCTACAAAATGTGCGCCGTTATTAGTACCTTCGTTTAATTTTATTGTACCACCTGTGGTAGCATTATTACCAATAAGCAATTCATCAATTGCTTTATTAGAATCTACTACTAAACCAGAAGACGCAGTTAGCGTTCCTGGTGTGTGGTCTAAAAGTTGTGTGTAATATCTTCCACCAATTTCAATTGCTGAATTAGATGAAGATGTTGGATCACCAATGAATAACCTAATACCATTACCACCAGCACCACTATCGGTTGCTGAAGTATCATAGACATAAGCTAATTCCCCTTGGTTAAGGCCGCTGGGTGCATTAGCACCAGTGGTTCGTTTAATTTTGATTATTGTTGCCATTTAAAATCTCTCCCTATTTTTTAAAATGTGCCACCGTTTAATATTAAATTTCCACTTTCAGTTTTTATATCATTTCGACTTGTCCATTTTTTAGAAGTATTATCATATTGAAGCATTGCACCATCATTTAATGTTGATACATTAACATCACCTAGAGCATTAAGTCTAGTTGAAGCTGATGGAACAGTAACGGAAACGTTTCTCGGTCCCGAAGTATTATTATTAATTGTAGCTGTTATTCTGTCTGACATATTACCTTATTACTAGTAAGTTTATAATATTTATAATAATAAGGTAATGTAAAACTAGTTAATAACTACTTTTTTTCAGCTTCTTTTGATGTATCAATGCCCAATTCAGCGGCAATAATATCATCATAGTGTTTTTGTAAAATAGCAACTTTTTCTAACTCTAAAGACAACTTAACTCTAGTTGCTTGTAGGTCTTGTCTAATGATAATACTATTTAAAGTTTTTGTATTTAACTCACTTCTTTTATAGTCTTTACCATCAATTGTAAAAGTTTGTTCTTTATTCACATCTGTTTGTGTATTCAATTCACTACTCATTTTTTCTCCTATTATTAAACGTTTGGTTTAACGGTGATTAAACCTTCAATTATTCTTGTTACAGTACTGTCACTTGCCGTTATATCTAAATCATAAACATAACGTGCTGGTGCGTCTAAAGCTGCAGTTTGAGCTGCAGTTAAAGAAAGTGTTATAACACCTGTTGTTCTATCGGCATCAAAAGTTGTTGTAATATCTGTTCTTGTTCTTGTTGAAGTAAAACCTAAAGCCATCTTTGCACTTGCTGTATAATTAGTCAAGTCTAAAGGATTTCCATCACTACCTTTAACGGTAACTGCTGATGAAAACGTTGTTCCTTGGTCTATTACATAATTTGCTACTGCTGCCATAATACTATTTATACTTGTTTTTTACTTTATTTTTTTGAAAAATAATTATCAATATATTTAGGCATTTTCATATCCTTTTTTGATATATATGAATTTTTATACTTTATATATGAATCAGATATTAAATCTTTATACTCTTTATTTGAGTCATCAGCATCCCAAGGAGATCCCATTGCTAAAGTAAATTTTATATCATTGTCGTTATTTTCCATTGTATGTGGCCAACAACCAGACATAATAAAAGGGTGATTTTTTAAGTTTTCTGATATATAATGATTTTTATTTTTTCCATTAAAATATAAATTATTTGTTTGACCATTTATTACAACTCTAAACTTATGTTCAAGTGTATTATTATCAAAATTCTTTCTACCACAATCTATGTGTGTAGGATTATATTCTTTAGGTTTTGTACATATAATAACTATTCTACCAAGATATTTGGACCACGGTAAAATATTATTCTCTATATATGACCTAACTTCAGGTAACTGTTCACTTTGTTTAGACCATTGTTTTTTTATTTCGTTTTTATTTTCTATATTATTTCCTTCAGTTACATATATTGGAATGTGTCGGCAGTTTCTAAAATTATCTTTAAAATTTCCTTCTTCATTTACAATTTTTTTTAATCTTAAAATTAAATCTTCGGTTACAGGAAACTTTGGTAAATCCAAATATAAAAATGCTAAATCTTTAATCATTTATTTCAATCATAGGTTTTGTGTATCTACTCCAAGGTGTATAATAGCCTTTAATAGAATTTTTATAAGTATCATCTTTTTTCATCAAATGAAATGTTATGCCTAATTTCCATTTACAATCTAATTCATTAAAACCTGCTGGTGCGTGTAATACTGATGTGTCTTGTACTATAGCTGTTTTTGGTTCCCACTTTAATATTTTTTCAATAGAAAGACCATCATAAGAACCTAAAGGTATATGTGTTGGCATTATTTTTTCTAAAATTTTATGATCTTTGTTAGAATAATCCAAATCTTCTACACCATATTCATCATAAGATTGTATTCTTATTACATTATGATAATTAGCGAAACTATTAATTAATCTACCTCTCATAAATTGTGTAGCGTGTCCTCTATATCTTTGATTAAAAGTAACGTATTCACTTGAATCAACATGATCAATCGCAATAGGAATTATTATATCTTTATACGGCCTATATCCATCTATATGAGTAACACTATCCGTATGAAGGCCATAAGGTCTAACAGCTTTAAAAAACTGATCACCTACACTTATAGGGTCGTTACTTATATCACTATAAAAATAAATATCATCACCAAAGTGTTCGTGTATTTTAGGTCTTAAAATATCTGATATGATTTTTTCTTTTAGAGGAAATATTATATGGTAAATATGATTATTAACAACTTCAACATTTTTATATTTTTCGTAAAAATCAATTAATGTATTTTTTTCTTTATCATTAATAAATTCGTCTATTACATAAGAGTCTTCATATTGATCCTTAAACAATTTTACATCTGGATTATGAATAATATCCATGTTTCGCAATTCATCATCTTTAAATATTTTATTTGTTTTGTAACTAGGCATTATGATATACTCTTTTATTTTTAGATTGTTCAAAACTTCTTGTACTAAAAGTTGTGTCGGGATTCCAATCTTCTATTTTTTTAAACATACGAATTGATATGTTTAGTTTTTTACTTGCACCTTTTAAGTGATAGTTAGATGGACCGTGAATTAAAGCTGTATCTTTTATGATTGCATTTCCAGGTATATTTTTTTCAATACTGTGTACTGTCATACCTTCAAAATAAGTTGGTGAAAATCTATCACCAATATGATTTTCAACAAAGTCATAATCAATTTTATTACCATTTAAATATTTAATACCTTCTATATCATATGTTTCCCTTAATGCATTTGAGTAAACATTTAAGCCTGTGTCTTTTGATCCTTTTCTAAAATGTGTTGATCTTCTATAACATCTTTGATTAAAATTGTATGTATATACCTCAGCATCATTTTCAATCCATAGTGGTATAACTATATCTTTTTGAGTTAACCATTTAGGTATATGTGTAATTGCGTCTGTATGAGGTGCAAATATTTTTGTCTGTTCTATAAAAAAATCTGCCGAATGTGGATGTTCATCATTATGAATTTGATTATATAATCTAAATTCACCAAAGTGTTTTTGTATTTTAGGTAACAGTATTTCTGATACTTCTTTAAAATTTTCTATGTAATTAAGATTGCCGCCTTGTATGTGCCAACCTTGATTGTTTATATTTTTATAATACCAATCTACTAAAAATTTAACTTCGGTATTATCAAAAAACTTTTCTATTTGATAAACATCTTCTTCTGGAAAGATACCATCCCATAGTGTTTCATTAGGATTATTAAATTCATTTATCATTTATTTTTATATCTTCAAAAGGTATATCGTGCAATCCCATATGAAAGACTATTCTTTCAATCGTAGGCGCTTTTACGCCATGAGCCACCTTTGTATTAATTACTGTCATATTTTGATATAACACTTCCGTACCGTCATCAAAATATAAAGGTCCTGTCATTTCTGTTACTGGAATAACAACTGAACTTTTACTTAATACATCAACGTGTAAAGGCAATTCTCCTCCAGGCAATACTCTAAAAAAATTACATCTCCACTCCTTAGGTCTTATTCCTAAATAGTTCCATATTTTTTTTATTTCTCTTAATAAGGGTCTATCAAAATCTTTTATTTCCTGAACAAAAAACTTTCTGTTTTCCCAAGACATATATTCTTTATATAATTTGTTACTATCTTCCCACTTATTATTAATATATGATTTAAAAAACTCTTTGTCGGTATTGTAGTTAGTTTCAATGTAGTTAGACATCTAAATCCTCTTGTGTCAAAAACGAAATAATAATATGAGCTCTTGTAGTTTTTCCTTTATTCCAAGCACTATGTTTAAGGCCTTGATTTAAAAACCAACACTCTCCTGGCAACATTTTTTGTTCGTGTTTTACACCGTTTCTGTCAATGACGTGAAACCCACAATCTTCATTTGTTGTTAAAGGTATGTGATAACGTACAGAATAATCTGTATTATAATCAATATGATCACCAATAAATGCACCTGGATCCATAACAGCAATTCTTGCTCTTGTATGTTCAGCTTTAAAACTTTTTAATACTTCTTCAAGGTATGTTCCTGCTACCCAATCTTTTACCTTATTATAGTGTCGTTCATCTAATCGTGTTTTAGGTATTTTTTTATCATAAACACGATCTTCCATTTCAGGATTATATTCTGTAAGTGCTATTTGTTTATATGGAGAACCATTAACTTCATACTTTCCATCTTTGTCTTTTACGATATAATTTTCATAAGGCTTAACATAACTTCTATAATCCCAAGCCATTCTCTTACCACCTAATGCTTTAGTTATTTGACTTTCATTTTTGTATAATTCAGATTCAGCCACATCATTGTTAACTAAAAATTGATATGCGTCTTCTATTGAAGTAAATTTTAAACCAAATGCTTTTTGTAGTTTTGCTGTTTTACCACCCACAAGGTCACCGTATCCTTCTTTAACCTTTAAATCATCTTCTTGTTCAACTGGCATATTTCTAACAACTTCATTGATACGTTCATAATCAAATGTATATGATAGTTTTTTAAATGCTGGTAATTGTTCTCGTTTTAACATAATCTTGCCTTGTATTGCTCACTACCATGTGAAACTTGTATCTTTATATCAGATACATTCCAAATAGTATTTGTTTTTTGTCCTAAGTTATATATAAACTTTTTAAAGTATCGTAAAGACTTCTCTCTACTAATAAAGATTTTGGAATAGCCTAGTTTTTTTGCTATATCTATTTGTTGTAAAACCATTTCACAAACGTGATCGTCTGCTATTACTTTTGATGTTCTTCTCATTTTAGGCATTTCATAATATCTATTCAATATTCTTACTTCATTTTTATCAAAGTATTTATCTCTTTTTAATATAGTTGAAAATCCTACAATTTCATCTTTCATTGTGTATATACTAATAGCTTCAAAGGACAACCAATTCATATCTATATAATTTTTATAAAGAGCATCTTTACTATTAAAAGTTATTTTATTTAACTGTTGAATAATATCAGGTCTGTCTTTAGGTATAAAAGTAGTGCTTATAGCTGGTTTATGGCTGTGCAAAGGTTTTAACATAATTATAAAATTCTTTTGTTTTTTTACCGTGGACTAGTAAGTGTATTCGTTCTTCATCTGAATTATTTTCAACATAGTGTTCATAATGTATATTTAAGACTACACTCATACCAGGTTCATATTTCAATTCTTTGTTATTTAAAATAAACTTGTTACCTTCTGGATAAGTAATACTTATATTCAAAGGTTCAAGCCAATTTTGTTCAGGTATATCAATATGTTTTGCAATGTAACCTTTAGGCTTGATAACTAAAAACCTTACATCATCTATACGAGAATACGGTAAAGTTTTTACCCAATTCATAGTATTAGAACATTTCTCTCCTATATCTGTAGTAAAAGGTTTTAATCCTTTTTGTCTATATTCCCAATGACTATTTGTTTTATCAGAACCAAAGCCATAGAGAGTTACAGCAAACCAATCTTTATGTCCATCTTCTGGTCTGTGAATTATTAAACTTTCTTTTATTGAATTATATTCTTTTAATATGGTATCACAAGGAACATTAAAGTCCATGGACACCCATTCTACGTTACTGTTTCTATCAAAGGTCATTATATAAAAAGTTTTTTAGCAACTAATCCTGCAAAATCATATTTACTTAATTGTATCTGCCCAGGATTTGCGTGATGAACATTATGATGTCCTTCACCTGCAGATAAAATTCCTATCAACCAGTTATATGCTGGTTTACCGTCTTTATGTCCTAACGCATTAAATATTCCATAACTTACAAAACCTAACACTAAAGGGGATAAAACAAATACAATAAACAACGGCACACTTATTAATAAAGTTATGATTGCTGTTGCAATATGTAATTTAAGCCAATGTTTATGAAAAAACATAATACGAGGATTGTTATACAAATCCCTTACGTAGTGTCTAGGAATTTGTTTTACTCTCCAATTGTTTATCAACACGTTCCAAAAACCTTTATGTGCTGGTGAGTGTGGATCTTCCTCTGTATCTGAATGTCTGTGGTGTATTCTGTGAGCGCCTACCCAACCTAATGGTGATCTACTACCTGCTAACATAGCAAGATATAAAGCAATCACCTCAAACCATTTAGGTGTTTCAAATTGTTTGTGAGCAAATTTTCTATGTAGGCCTATTGATAGACCAAACATAGCAATAATTTGATACCAAATAAACCCACGTATTAGCATAACGAAATATTCCATAGCTTATTAATATGTTTCTACTGACCAAG